CCCCCGATCCGCCTCCAGCGTGGTGGTGTTCATCCAATGCGCGGTGATGTTGTGCCCGCCCGCGTGCGAGGCCATCAGCACCTTCGGCATGGCGTGCATCGCCACCGCCCACATCGGCCCGGTGTCAGGCCCGACCACAATGTCGCACGCCTGCGCCTGGGCGCAGATGCGCCGCGGTCCCCATGTAGGCGCGGCGGGGTCGTGTGAGAGCGCAAGGTGCAATCCGTCGTCCGAGTGGTTCAGCTTCTTGACCTCGGCCTGGATCAGTTTGGCGAACTCGTAGTCCTTTCCCGGCGCGCCGAACATGATCACGGGCAGGTTCAGATCTCGGATCACCCGCGCAATAGCCACGTCCGCCTGCGGATGAACCTTGTCGATGCGCGATCCGGTCAGCACCCAACCGACCACCCGAGAGCCGACCTTCGCCTTGGTTTCAGCGGCTTGCGCCTTCTCCTCGTCGGTCGGAAAGAAGTTCGGCGCGATCTCGTCGTAGGGCACATCGCAGATGTCGTGCACGAGTTCTAGGTAGCTTTTCCCGAGAAGCTGGCGGCGCATCTTTTCGGACCACCAGAATTTCGTCTCCACCTTCATCGCCACCCCCAGCGATTCGCAGGAATGACTCAGGTTGGCGAAGAAGGCATAGCCCTCCTTGCTCCGCTTGTGGAACCAGTTCTGCCACTCGTGCCCGTTGCCCCACGGCGGCTCGGTCTGTTCCATGACGGTGAGTTTGTCGATATGCGGATTGTTTTCGTACAGGATGTGCATCGGCTTCCCGCCGATCACCTCCAAGCGGCCGAATTTCTTCCGCAAACCGGGAAACACGGACGATGCGATGATGTTGTCGCCGAACCCGCCCATCCGCGCTACGCAGGCCCATTTATCGCCGACGTTCACGCGAAGTCTCCATGCACGACCGTCGCATCCGCCGCCAAGCCTCCGGCGCCGCTGAACGGCGGGCGATCCACCACCGGCGCCAGCCCCGGATTCAGCCCGCGTTCCGCCGGGCAGCAGAGCATGTTGAGGCTGACTAGAGACTGTCCCTTGTCGTTGCGGAAATCGTTGACGGGATTCTTGCGGTAGTTGTCCTCGCTGAACATCTGCGGCGTGTGCCAGTAGAGATCGTATTTCAACCCCCGCAGAAACTCGATCAGGTCTCGGGACTTCTCGAAACGGTCGTTCTCGCAGTAGATGAGCGGGCGAAGTCGGGAGATGGTATCCACCGCACCCTTCAATACCTCCAGCTCCATCCCCTCAACGTCAATCTTCAGCAGCTCGCAGCGGGTCAACTGGTATGCGTCCAGCGCGATCACCTGCACCGGCTCTGCCCCCTGCGCCGCGAGCGAGACGCCGCCGAAGTTCCCACTTTGCGCGTAATCCACCGGAGGCACCTGCGTGATTCCAGAGGCTGAACCGAGCGCGGCGCGCTCCGCGATCACGTTCCAGATGCCGTTGATCGCCAGGTTGCCGCACAGCATCTGGTAGATGATCCGCTGCGGCTCGAACGCGAACACCCGCCCGGCGTTCGTCACCTTCCTGGCAAGTGGAACAGTGTCGCAGCCGATGTTGGCCCCCACCTCAACCACGATGTCACCGGCGTTCACGCAGGAGAGCAGCAGCTTCAACTCGTCCTCGACGTACTCGCCATACTTGTCGAGTGCCGCGCCGATATAGATGTCATGCGGGAAATAGCAGAAGATGCCATGCCTACATTGCTGAATCCGCGCCAGCACGCGCTCCCCGACCTCTCCAGATTCCTCTGGGCGAACCATCTTGAGTACCGCGCTTGCGTGGTGAATGGTCATCTTGATGCGCTCATGATGTCGGTTCCTCTTTCGGTGAGTTGAAATTAGCCGTTTAGTTGGCGTGCCAGGTCTTCGATGGAAACCACCGTCGCCGCGCGTCCCTCGAGCGTCGCCTTCGCCGTCGGTTCTCTCGCCCACAGCGGCGGATTCGCCCAGTCAATCGTCTCCGCCTTCAGGAGTGCACAACCGGCGCGCGCCATGTAGGTGAGGTCGAAGGCTTCATTGCGCACGCCGGATTTCGTCTTGACCCATCCTTTTGGCGTGCGCTCCTCGGCGGTGAGTTCGGAGAAGAATTCCGAATCTATCCAGCGTGGAATATGGATGTACCCGGGGCCGCGTTTCTCTCGCGCGAGATCTCCGACCACCGCGTCTTTCCAAAGATTCGAATTGAGTAACCAGATCGGGACATCGCCCCTCGCCCCCGCGTCCCGGCCCTTTCGAGTGCGCGTGTCTGGATAGCTGATATTCGCCCGCTGAGCGGAGATCCGGCCGTCTCCCTTCGTCAATGCGAAGCGCCGCATATGCCCGGCATCGCGCATCGCCCTCCAGAATTCGTAGGCGCGCTGCGTCACGCCTTCCTGGCCACCGGAGTCACAAAGCGTGACCTGGATCGGCAGCACCGCACCCGCCATGCCAACGATTGGGTAGGTCCGCTCGATCACTTCCGAGCGCAGGACGTGCCAGTCTTCGGCGTAAGAGCCCGGAGAGATCGCCGCATCGCGCTCACCCTCGGCACGATGTGAGGCCGTGATCGAGAAGCGATCGACGATCCAACTCTCAAGCTCAACCCCAAAGCCGTGAACCTGAACGACGAATCGACTGGTCTGCACATCGACCACCGCGATCAGGAACCGAACACCAGCGGGGACATACCCGCGATCCCATTCCTCGAGCCGGTCCTTGTATTCGTCGATCGAGCGGCGTTTCGCCACGATCCGCGGCAGATACGGCATCGCTTGATCGGTCATGGTCGTGCTCCGCAATGGGCCTTCGTCGCCTGTCTTGACATAGGCGATCACCGCCTGCAGGTACTTGAGGATCAGCAGATCCCATCGCTGATAGACCGCCGCCACACCCCCGAGCCAATAGCTGGCAATCTGTGTCCTGCGCCGTGCTCCAACAACGGAACCCTGCGCATCAATGGATTGGCCTTCATGCACCCAGCGCGCGCCACGGTTGAGTTCCGATCGGTCCTGGATTTCGTGAACCCCGCCGCAACTTGGGCACGCGATGGCCGCATACTTTTCCGCCATCGTCATGAGGTCCGCTTTGATGACGAGCTTCTCCAGTTCCTCGAACTTGGGTAACCGGAAGTTCCCAAGACCTGGCTTCGCCTCGAAATGCGCCTTGCAATGCACACACCGCCAATGCCAGCGAGCGCGCGTTCCGCGGTTGTACAAAGACATGATCCCGAGCACCGGCGGCGCCTCGTGCGGTGTCGAAGGCTTCCAGTTACGATCGAGCAGATCCTCACCCGGTGAAGATTCAGCGACACATTTCCCGCGGCTCATGTAGGTCTCGATCCGCTTGGCAGCGAGATCCCACATCGGCCCCTCGCCGTCCACATCGTCTCGGTTCTCGGGTCTGTCGTAATCCTTGAGGAATACGTACTTGAGCGTCTTGCTCGACAACTGGGAAACGGCCGGCCACCCCAGCTTGACCATCATCCCGCTGCGGAAAAACTTGTCGAAGGTGTTGTCGTCTTTCGCCCGCGGGCTAATGCGCGAGGCAAGCTCCGGGCTGTAGCGGATGCAGCGATCCAGTTCGGTTCTGGAAAAATCCCGCGCATCATCCTGCGTCATGTTGACGATCAAGGTGTCGCCAGGAGAACACGTCACGATGTAGGAAATCCCACCGAGGACAAGCGAGAAGGTCTTGCTCGCGCGCGCCGGCCCGACGAAGACGATCCCCTTGTATTCGCGTGTCGAAATTAGATCGAGCGGCTCGAGCATCATGGGAGCCAGCGTCGGATCCCATTCGCCCTTCTCGTTTCTCAGGACCTTGGCGGCAGCATCCGATGGCTTTTGCCGACGCGGCGGGCGCACGAGTTCTGCTGTATGCGCCAACGTCTCGTAAGGATCGGCGTAGGGCGCGACCAGCATCACGCAGCCTTCGCTTTGTCAACGGGCTTACGCGCCACGACGAGACGCTCGTAAATCTGCTCTCGTGCCTCGTCGACGATCGCCTCGATCTTCACCAACTGCTGAGGCGTAGCCCCGGTGTCCCGTTCCAGAATGTCTGGGATCGTTTCCAGCTCGTGCCCGAGGATCTTGAACGCGTGCGCCAGCATTTCCTCGGTCTGAATGCGTGGCGTCAATTCACCGCGCTCGGTCTGCAGCTTCAGCTTGTCGAGTTCGGCCTGGTAGTGGGCTTTCCGCTTGAACGGCTCCAGCTTGTCGGGGTCAACGTTCTCTGAACCGGATGCCGTCTGCTGCAAGAAGGTGATGTAGCCGCGCACCGAGTTCGCGAGCGGATATTTGCCGCGCCCTGATCTCGGTATCACACCCTCTTTTGCGAGTTGGGTAATCCTCCGCTCAGTCAGATTCAGCAAGCGCGCGAGTATCGGCAGCGACACCGGACGATTGACGTTGATCGAAATGACTTTCGCGCTAGCCATGCGCCGCCTGACTTTCCTTGAGAAAAGAAACACTTGAGGGGCGCGAAAAGTATCGAATACCGAGCGGCGAATCGCT